ATTAAGTTACTATCGTCTTGATTGTTTAAACCATTATTCATCATTCTAACAGCTTTCTTTTCAGCATATCTCATGTTGTCTTCTGGTTCTTGCATCTTCTTATCTTTAAATTCCATAACCATTATGCTACTCTGCCTCCTATATTTGTAGCAATACTTTCTGCAATTGTATCACTACGCATGTAATCATTTTTAGTAGCGTAATCTACTTTTAATAATCTAAGTTTTCTTTGAAAATCTCTGTCTGCTAACTGTGCATGCTGTGGATCTGATCTAAGCATATAAGTATAATACTTAGCTCTATCTACAATTAATGTACCAAATCTGTCAGGTAAACTCATATTGTCACCATGTGCAGATAAATCTGTATGTGTAGTATAGTAATCATAAGATACTGTATACTCACTAGTATTTGGTCTTGGGCTTACACCAAATGCAGAATGATCAGGTAATATATAAACTCTTACTGGTGCTGAATAATTACCTTTGTTATTTGTATCATCAGTTACTTTATAAGTTTGTAAATAATTATCATATGATATATAAACTAACTTTCTAAGTGCTATATCATTTCTAGATATTCTTACATAGTCTACATCAAGTTGAACACTAGGTGCTTCTAAATAAATAAAAGAAGTTTGTGCTGTTGCTGTAAATGTAGTATTTAAAATAAACCCTTCTCTAAAATTAGTTACAGCTGCTGTAGTATTTAAATTTTGTGTACCACCTGCTGATGTTCCAACTCGTACAATTAATCCAGTAGTTGAACTGTTAGGGCTTAAAACTCTAACTTGTATTTTATATTCTTTGTTTACTGTAGTACTAATAGCTTGATATGCTGCTGCATCATTTAAATTTAATCTACCATTACCACTAGATGTATAAGATGGTGATCCATCTCCAGTTGTCCAACTATTTATATTAGATGTAAACTCACCATTAGTTACTAATTCTGTTGGTTTAAGAACAAATGAATCCATATCTGCTTTTCTAAAATCAGCTGGAAAATCATATTCGTTATCACCAACAAATAAATTTTGTGTAGTTCTAGTATATAACAAAGGTATCTCACCTGTCTCATTATAGATATCGTGAATACCTTTATTTACAAAATCTTTAACAGCAGTTTGTATACCTCTACTAGAGGCAAACGTGCTTGAAGTTAATTCTGTTTCGTTAAGTTCTCTAAGAACTCTATTTGTCAGTGTTAGGTAAGTTGTTGCCATGCTGTAATAATTCTAATATTCTATCAAGTTTTTTTTCTTGATCATTAATTTTGTTTTCTAAATAATCCACCCTCATATCATTATTACTTCCTAGCTTAATAATTCTTTGACCTGTGCTAGCATTAGTTTTTTTTGTTAAATCGTGAATAGCCATAAATCTCCTAAATATTATAAGGGGTATTAATTAAAGGGGGCATATAGCCCCCTCTAAAATTAAACAGATTACACAGCAGTGTCGTGCTGAGAGTCTGTATTTCTGTCAGTTTCGTCAATACCTGATACATCACAAAGTACTGCAAACACACGGATTTTACCTGCCGCTGCTGCTGCACTTAGTACTAATACATCAAGAGTATCCGCACTTGCAACTATAGTTCTAGCTGTAGC